GAGATGCGTGAAGAGGTGAAGTTCACCAATCAGCACGCGCACATGATGTACATGGAAGCGTACAACACCTCAGCGAACGCCACTGAGATGAAGAACACCACCGATTCACTGGTGAAGCTACACGGTCTTGCTGCACCAGAAAACGCCACCCAAGTGAACATCAACATTAACGGAACGAAACAGCTCGAGAGAATGAGCGACGAAGACTTGTTGAAGATCGCGGGTAAAGACCTCGATTACCTCGAACCGAAGAGTGATTAATTATGGGATATGGAAAAGTACCTACGAAGCCAAAACCGAAGGCGAAACCAAGGCCAAAACCGCCTGCAGGGCAAATGGCTGGTGCCCGCAAGAAAAAGCAGAAGCGCGGCTACGCCTAACGTATGACTGAAGTCACAAAGGTCGAATGCATACGCTGCAAAGCGTCGCACCCCGAGACACTGTACTCGGGGGATGATCGACTCTGTGTTTATTGCAAGGCAGACATCGCGGAGCAAGAACCACTAGCCGCGAGCCCCGAACCGGAGCCCACGGTTGAAGAATCGTTGGAAGATAAGGCGCGCGCGGAACTCGCTCTACGGTTCCTGACCCGTAAACGGCTACTACCGTTCGTGGAGAGGTTTAACCCCGATTACCAAGCGGGATGGGTACACAAAGATATATGTAAGCGGCTCGAGGAGTTCTCTAGAGATGTCAGTGAAAAGAAGTCTCCAAGACTTATGCTATTTATGCCACCCCGACACGGTAAAAGTACACTTGCGTCGGTGGCATTCCCAGCTTGGCACCTCGGTCGAAATCCTCAACATGAGTTTATTAGTTGTTCTTACTCGGGCTCGCTCGCTATGGGGTTCAGCCGTAAAGTTCGTGGACTCCTACGTGAAGAGGGATTTAAGTCAGCATTTAAAACGCGTCTTGATCCACAGTCGCAGTCTGCTGAAGCATGGCTTACTACTTCTGGCGGCGGTTACGTTGCTGCCGGTGTTGGCGGCGGTATTACTGGTAAGGGTGCTCATATCCTTGTCATCGACGATCCGGTAAAGAACCGTGACGACGCCGAATCATCAAACGCACGTGACTCTGCTTGGGACTGGTATACATCTACGGCGTACACACGTCTTGCTCCTGGTGGCGGTGTGTTGGTTATCCTTACTCGCTGGCACGATGATGACCTTGCAGGGAGATTACTTAAAGCAGCAGCAGATAATGGCGAGCAATGGGAAGTTGTTAACTACCCCGCCCGAGCTGAGGTCGACGAAGAGTTTCGCAAGCAGGGAGAAGCCCTGCATCGTGAACGCTACGACGAAGACGCCCTTACTCGTATTGAGAAAGCCGTTGGACCACGAGACTGGTCTGCGCTGTACCAACAGAACCCCGTGGCTGACGATGGTGACTACTTCACCAGAGACATGATTCAGTACTACGACCGCGAGGATGTAGACGAAGATCGTATGCGTTACTACTGCGCGTGGGACTTGGCGATCGGTAAGAACGACAGAAACGACTACACCGTTGGAATCGTTGTAGGCGTCGACGAGTACGACCAGATGTTTGTGATGGACATGGTGCGAGGCCGATTCGACGGCTTTGAATTGGTTGAGCAGATCTTAGATATGTATGAGGTCTGGAAGCCATCCATCATTGGTATTGAGAAAGGACACATCGAGATGGCCCTCGGACCATTTCTCGAGAAGCGTGTTCGTGAGCGCGGGCTCTACGAAGCGTACTTCAAAGATCTCAAGACTGGCCGCAGGGATAAAGAAGCGCGTGCCAGAGCAATCCAAGGTCGGATGCAACAGGGCATGGTGTTCATGCCTAGAGATGAAGAATTTACAGGCCCTCTGGTAGCAGAGTTATTGCGCTTCCCGAATGGGGTACACGACGACCAGGTGGATGCCCTGGCTTGGATTGGTTTGATGATGACTGAGTTCAGCACGTTTTCTGAAAAGGTCGAGTATCAACCGAGCTGGCGAGACAAGCTCCCTGGATTATTGAAAGGCGAACGCACCAAATCAGCTATGAGCGCATAACAATGGTTAAAAACAAAAAGATAAGTCCTGAGAAGGAAGAAGAAATCACTCGTATCCAGTGGTCGCGCTATGAGCGCGCACGGGACAACGGCCACCTCGAGTACGTATATATGGCGCAGAAATGCGACGATTACTACCGAGGAGATCAATGGGACGACGACGATGAAGCCGCACTGGAAAGCGAAGGTCGCCCCGCTCTCACTATTAATACGATTCTACCTACTATTAATACCATCCTTGGGGAGCAGTCCACCCGCAGAGCTGACATTCAGTTCAAACCGCGAAGAAGCGGTGACGGAGCTGTAGCCCACACCCTGACTAAGTTGTACATGCAAATAGCCGACAACAACAAGTTGGACTGGGTCGAGCAGCAGGTCTTCTCGGACGGTTTGATTATGGACGGTCGTGGGTACTTCGATGTACGCATGGACTTCAGCGATCACGTTGAGGGTGAAATCCGAATCACGGCCAAAGATCCACTAGACATACTTATTGATCCAGATGCCAAAGACGCAAACCCTAAAACTTGGAACGAAGTATTTGAGACCAAGTGGATGACTCTCGATGAGATCGAAGAGTTGTATGGTAAAGACAAAGCAGAACGCCTACTTTTTGTTGCTGAGAACGGCATGAGTTTTGGTCCCGACTCGGTGGAATACCAAGAGACCCGCTTTGGTGACACTGAAAATTCCAACGAATACTTCGGTGATTCAATCCCTGGGGATGACGAGTATCGAGCTGTTAAGTCACTCCGCGTCGTGGAACGTCAGCACAAGAAGCTGAGCCGTGTATCTTTCTTCGTCGACCCTAATACAGGCGACCAGCGCCAAGCACCCGACGCGTGGTCTGACGCTAAGGTTAAGAAGTTCGCTAAAAAGCACCAACTCTCTGTAATGAGTAAGGTCATTCGCAAAGTACGGTGGACTGTTACTTGTGATCAGGTCGTACTCCACGATGACTGGTCCCCATACAATGACTTCACAATTGTCCCGTTCTTCTGCTACTTCCGCAGAGGCCGTCCGTTTGGTGTAGTTCGTAACCTGCTGTCACCGCAGGAGCAGCTGAACAAGATTGCATCTCAAGAGCTGCATATAGTTAATACCACAGCTAATAGTGGCTGGATGGTTGAGTCGGGCTCATTGGTTGGTATGACCGCAGATGACCTCGAGGAGCATGGCGCTGAGACAGGACTGGTACTTGAGTACGCGCGTGGCACTAACGCGCCGTCCAAGATACAGCCTAACCAGATACCTACTGGGCTTGATCGTATCGCGCTGAAAGCTGCGGCTAACATAAAAACGATATCTGGCGTTAATGACTCGATGTTGGGTACGGACAGCGCCGAAGTATCAGGTATCGCCATCCGCGCAAAACAGAACCGTGGCGCGATTATGATCCAAGTGCCGCTAGATAACTTACGGAAGACTCGCCAATACCTAGCAGAGAAAGTTCTCAACCTTATTCAGACTTTCTACACCGAAGAACGCGTAATTCAAGTGACTAATGAGGATGACCCGCTCAAGCCTCGGGAAGAAGTGATCGTTAATGAGATGACCCCAGAGGGCGAAGTCATTAACAACCTGATGGTGGGCGAATATGACGTTGTCGTAGCTACCGCTCCAGCCAGAGACAGCTTCGATGAGACTCAGTTTGCTGAAGCGCTCAGCCTCAGACAAGCCGGTGTTGTCGTACCAGATGACGCGATTATTGAATACAGCCACCTTGCTCGTAAGGGTGAACTTGCCAAGCGTATCCGTCAGATGACTGGCCAAGAGCCACCGACTCCAGAGCAAGCAGAAGCTATGGCGCAACAGCAGCAAATTCAGATGGCTCAGATCCAGCTAGAGATCGCGAAGATGGAAGCTGAAGTTAAGAAGATCCAGTCAGAAGCCGCGCTGAACATTGCGAAGGTACAGGACACTGCTGAAATCGATCCTCAGATGAGGATGCAAGAGCTACAAGCCAAGATTGCGATGAACCAAGAGCAGCTACAACTGCGCAGAGACCTTTCATCTGCAACAAACCAAATCCGTCAAGGACAAGCCGAGACAAGTGCTGCAACTAAGATAGCAACAACTGCTATGCAGACCTCTCGCACCACCCCACAACCGCAATAGGACTTTGATATGAGTAAGAAAGATGAAGCAGTAGAAGAAAAAGCAATTGAGTTTGACGTAATGCCTGGAGCAGATCGGCCAGAGGAAGATGATTCGCCTCAGCTAGATCTTAGTTTTGAAACCCCCGAAGAGGAGCCAGAAGAGGTTGCTGAAGAAAGCGAAGTTGTGGCAGAGGATGCAGAAGAGGAAACCACTACCGAAGAATCCGAGGAAATTGTTTCTGAAGATGAACAAAGTACAGAAGAAGAAACAGAACCAGAAGCCGAGCTAGAAGAAGAGCTAGAAGAAGAGCCAGTAGCTGCGGAAAAACCTGCTAAAAAGCCGATGGTGCCAAAAGCGCGACTCGATGAAGTGTTGGCAAAACAGAAAGCACTACAGAAACAACTAGACGAGATAAATGCCGCAAATGAAAAAGCTGAGGAAGCACCCGAATCTTACGATTTCGATGCGAAAGAAGTTGAATACCAAAACATGGTACTTGATGGCGAAACGGAGAAAGCAGTTGCTCTGCGCAGAGAGATCAGAAAGGCAGAACGAGACACATTAGAGTACGAAATGCGGCAAGAAATGAATCAGACGGTGAACCAAGACCGCCAGATGACCGCATTACAACAGGCCGCGAACGCTATGGAAGACGCATATCCAGTGTTTAACCGTAACTCTGATGATTTCAACGAAGATATGACTAACGAAGTCGTTGAATTGCGAGATGCGTTCATCATGAAAGGCTATGAAGCAGTAGACGCACTGTCAAAAGCGGTGAAATACGTCGTGAAAGACCACGACTTAGACCAACCGCAAGAAAGTGTGCCAAGTCTGGCTGGAAAAGCGCAGAAAAGTGATGAATTGGCCAAAAAACGCGCGCAAGTAAGTAAGAAGTTGAAAGCCGCAGAGGCTCAACCCCCAGAACTTCCAGGTGAAAGCTCCTCAAATCATGGCGAGAAAGGGTTAGACCTCGCCAGTATGACTGAGGAAGAGTTTGACGCCCTTCCCGAAGCAACGTTAAAGCGTCTAAGAGGCGATATTTTATAACGAGGTAACTATGCCAGTTAAAAAAGACCCACGATTAGCCCGAGCTGGAGTCTCGGGCTTTAACAAGCCAAAAAGGACCCCCAGTCACCCCAAGAAGTCACACATTGTTGTGGCTAAAGAAGGTGACAAGATCAAAACCATACGTTTTGGTGAGCAAGGTGCGTCTACTGCAGGCAAGCCAAAGGCCGGTGAGTCCGAAAAGATGAAGAAGAAGCGTGCTTCTTTCAAGGCTAGGCACCGCCGTAACATTTCGAAGGGCAAGATGAGCGCGGCTTATTGGGCAAACCGAGTTAAGTGGTGATCTAATGGCCAGAACCGACGAAACTAAGTGGAAACGAATTGTCGCAGCCGTTAAAGCTGGGTCTAAAGGCGGAAAACCTGGGCAATGGTCAGCTCGCAAAGCTCAACTGGCAACGCAACGCTATAAAAAAGCGGGCGGCGGCTATTCTGGAGCCAAAACTAAAGCTCAAAAGTCTCTATCGAAGTGGACTAAGGAGAAATGGGGTACTAAATCCGGTAAGAACAGCACCCAAGGCAAAAAAGCTACAGGCGAACGGTACTTGCCGAAGAAAGCTCGTGAGTCTTTAAGTAAGAAAGAGTATGCAAAAACCAGCGCTAAGAAGCGCAGAGATACTAAAGCAGGCAAGCAGTTCAGCAAGCAACCTAAGAAGATCGCTAAAAAAACAGCCCGCCATAGATAGTGGTTGCATTGTATTATTAGCTGTACTAATATGATTCATACGTCTATCAGTACGATAACTGGTCGGCCCGTAGCCGTAAAAAACGTACCCCTCGCCTGCACAAGGCGTAAAACCTGCCGAGGTCGCACCTCGTAAATAAGCGCTAGTTCGTTGTCCCACGATACGGGAATACGGATTAGCCGCTCCTTTAAGTCGGCTGATAAGGCGGCGTGTGCCGCATAAATTATTTTGTCTATTTAATAGGAGGCCATCATGGCTTTAACAAATTTCGGTACGCTTTCTGGCGACCAACTTCAAACTTGGAGCCGCGACTTTTGGCGCGTAGCTCGTAATCAATCTTTCATCAACCAGTTCGCTGGCTCAGGTTCTAACGCAATGGTTCAGCGAGTAACTGAACTGACTAAGAACCAGAAAGGTACAAAAGCTAACATCACTTTGCTAGCTGACATGACTAATGACGGTATCACTGGTGATGCGACTCTGGAAGGCAACGAAGAAGCCCTCCGCGCGTATGACATCAGCATTGAGCTGGATCAATTACGTTTTGCTAACCGCATCGCTGGCCGTATGACCGACCAGAAGACTGTTGTTAACTTCCGTGAGCAATCTCGTGACGCACTTGCTTATGCAATCGCCGATCGTTGTGACCAGTTAGCATTCTTGACTATGTCAGGTGTTGCTTACACTCACAAAAACAACGGCGGCTTGCGTGCTGCTACTGCTGTAACTGGCGATGTGCTGTCAGGTCTTGAGTTCGCTTCAGACGTTTCTGCACCTACTGCCGCACGCCACCGTCGAGTAGACGGCGACGACCTACTTGCTGGTGACACTACTGCTTTGGTAGCTGGTGACACTCTGAAGTACAAGCACATTGTAAATCTGAAGGCTTATGCCAAAGATCAATACATCCGTGGTATTCGTGGTGCTGGTAACCAAGAAACTTTCCACATGTTTGTTACTCCACAGCAAATGGCTGACCTGAAGCTAGACGCTGACTTCATCGCTAACGTTCGTAACGCTGGTGTACGCGGCGCGTCAAACAGCTTGTTCGCTGGTTCTTCTAGCCTGATGGTTGACGGTGTAATGATCCATGAGTTCCGCCATGTGTTTAACACTGCTGGCGCTACTACTGGTACTTCCTCTAACGCTGGCGCAGCTGGCTACAAGTGGGGTGCTGACGCTGACGTAGTTGGTGGACGTGCTCTGTTCTGTGGTGCTCAGGCTCTGGCACTGGCTGACATTGGTCTGCCTGAGATGGTTGAAGATACTTTCGACTATGGCAACCAGTCTGGTATCAGCGTAGGCAAGATCTTTGGTCTCCGTAAGCCTAAGTACAACAGTGACATCACTGGCGACGTACAGGACTTCGGCATCATCGCTCTAGATACTGCCCAGTAAGCAAGACTAAATCCTCTCCTCCTTCGGGGGGAGAGGTTTCTTTTATATAGGACCTAATCATGAAGATTGTTAGCAGTGAAGATTTAAGAGTCACGACCCTTGGTGGTACAGCAGTTTTATTTCAAGCAGGTGTACCCAGAGAAATCGCCGAAGAGGTTGGTTTGTTAGCCATCCAAATGGGCGCAAAAGCATACGATGAAAAGTATGTTGAAGAAGAGACAGCTGAGATTGCTGATTTTGACGAGGTAAACGATGTACCAAATTCGGTACAGGTTGACGATGAGCTTGTCACCACCCTCGAAAAAATGATGGATGAAGGTGATCCAAAGAATTTTAAAACCGACGGCTACCCCAAAGCAGCGGCTGTTAACAAAGCGCTCGGTAGAACGGTTGATACAGATGCCCGAGAAGCAGCTTGGGAATCAATACTTAACTCATAGGTATAGAAAATGTCAGTAACAGTTCAAAGCGTTATCGATAGAGTTCAATCTGTCTTACAAGACACTACTGGCGTTAGATGGCCTGTTACCAACGAGCTTGTTCTGTGGGTAAACGACGCACAGCGGGAAGTGGCTTTGCTAAAGCCTGATGCAAGCGCCGTTAACACCACCGTAACTCTTGCAACTGGCACCAAACAAGAGATCCCATCGGCAGGCAATAGACTGTTAAAGGTTATACGCAACATGTCCGCTTCAAGCGGAGGCGTTGGTAAACGCGCTATACGGCTGGTCGACTTGTCGGTCTTGGATTCACAAACTCCAAATTGGCATGACCCCGCTACAACTGGTGATGCTGCTCATACAAACGTCGTAAAGCACTACTCGTATGAAGAGGCTAACCCCAGAAACTTTTATGTGTACCCAGGGGTTAGTGGCAATGCTTATGTAGAGCTTGTCTATTCAGCAAACCCAGCAACGGTAACTCTTTCTGACAACCTATCGATTCCAGACATATTCGCTAACGCAATAATGAACTACGTCTTATATATGGCTTACATGAAAGACGCTGAGTTTGCTGGTAACCAGCAACGTGCTTCCAGCCACTACCAGCTTTTCACGGCGTCAGTTACGGGCAAAGGTCAGATAGACGCGATTAGTAATCCGAACATCGAACGTCGAGCGCAGATGGGAGCATAAAACATGGCGATCACCTACGAGGCGCTACTCCCCGAAATACTACCGATGGTTCCAGGTTGTCCAGATACTCTTATTGAGAGCAACATTCGGGCGGCTGTGATTGAGCTTTGCGAGCGCGCAAATGTTTATCAAGTCGAGTTAGACCCACTGACTACAGTATCTGGCATTTTCGAATACGACCTTGAAACCCCTCAAGATACTTCTGTACGAAGAATTCTTTGGGTTACACACAAGGGTAAAGATCTAGAGCCTTTAACTACGACCCTGCTTGAGCAGCGTCTGCCCAAATGGCGCGAAGAGTCAGGAGTCCCAGAGTATTTCGTACAAAAAACCTCTGAAACCTTTCTGGTAGCCCCGATCCCAGCGGCCACCCTCGTTGGTAGCACGATTGTTAGGGCTGTTCTTAGGCCAACACATACGAGCACAGCTTGCGACAACGACGTTATGAACGACTACAGAGACACGATCGTTAACGGCACGTTGTTCCGTTTGCTACGAGTCCCAAACAAAGACTGGTCGGACCTGCAGAGCGCGTCAGTTTATGGGCAGTTATTTAATCAAGGTGTCACTGATGCAGAGCGCAGGTCGCGTAATGCAGACACGGCAGTTCGCAGGAGCGTGAGATATGGCGGTACAAGTGGAGCTTGGAGAACAAGGCGCAGAAGGTACGGCAACGGCGGATAAACCTATCCTCGCTCACATACGTGAAGAGTGGGTTTGGGTAAAACGCGGTATTGAAGAGATTTTAGCTGAGCAACCTCAGCTTACGTTTAGACCAGAGGATGTATACGCCGCTTGTCTGAATGAAGAAGCCCACCTTTGGGTAGCACCAGAGGGATTTGTAATCACCACCGCAGAGCGGGATGAGTTTACAGGGAAAAAGACGTTTTTTGTTTGGTTGGCATGGGCCAAGAACCGTGGGCAAAGTTGCGTAGTCAAGTACTACTCCTTCTTTGCTCAGATAGCCAAACAACACGACTTCTCCCATATAGAAGTCAGAACGCCAATTACTGCGCTAGAAGAATACCTGCTAGCGGAAGGTTGGAAGAAAGATACGGTCATTTACACGAGAGAACTGTAATGGGTAGTAAACCAAAGAAGCAAGACTACAAACCGTCAGAAGGTGAGAAGGCATCTGCTTCAGTAGCGATGGCCGAGTATACGTACTTCAAAGAGAAGTATGACCCCTTGTTACAGAAGATGCGCGACGAGTCTTTGACGGATCGTGCAGATAAAACCCTGCGCGGCAGAGCCAACGCTGACACGATGCAGGCATTGACGACTGGCCCTATGGCGAAGTTCGCTCTAGATGGCCAAGGCGCAGAGGATTTAGCTCAGGCTTATCAGGGGCAGCTCGGCATAGCTGATAAATCCGCTGAGAAGATTCGGAACCAAAAGCAGATGAATGTGCTAGGTGTCGCTCGAGGGCAAGCTGGCGATGCTCAGTCCGGTATGGCCCAAGCAGCGAACCTTCAAACCTCTGAAGCCTTAAATCGTGCCAAGAATAAGCAGGCAGTATCTAACGCCAAAATGACAGCTGTCGGTCAAGTTGCGGGCGCGGCTCTTATGAAAGGCATGCAGAACAAAGCGACAACAGGTCAGCGGGACACGGGTAAAGTCGGCGCAGATGGAAAACCAATAATGGAAACCGTCAAAGGCTCGTTCTTCAGCCCCGTCGATGATGCAGGTAACAAGGTAAGCGGTTTTGGTAACCGCCTTTCTCACTCCAACTTTTTCACGGGAGGTTAAAAGATGGCCGCGCTCGGTACTTGGAACCCTAACACGATGAATTACGGTGGCGGTGACTACATAAATAGCCTACCTACTGTCACCGACCCCGACAAAACCTACGCGGATATCACACGTCAAGAATATCTCGATTATGTAAATGAGTATCGAGATTTTGAAGAGCAGATGATCAACGAAGCTACCACTGATACTTCGCTGATTGATTCTTCAAGAGAGAACGCCGCTATCGCCTCTGGTTTAGCGCAAGGTGTTTCTGATCGTAATGCTGAGCGTTACGGTGGCACGCTAACACCAGCACAAAAGCAGGCGCAAGAGCGCGCTTTAGCACGAGGCAACACACTTGGCGCTATCCAGTCAGTCAATGATGCACGCATTGCTCAATCCGAACTTAACCAGGGCAAGCTCGCCGACCTAATAAATATTGGTCAGGGTGTAAACCGGTCCTCTTTGTCACAAATGGGATCTGCCGCTGGTAACGCTACACAACGGAAAAACGCATACGACTCAGCAAAAGCCGCGTCCAAAGCACAGACTATGAGCACTGTAGGTAGTTTAGGTGCAATGGCAATTATGGCTTTTGCCTTTTAAAGAGAGAATTTTATGGCACTTCTAGAAGGTTTGGTTGGTGGCGCGGACTCAGTAATGAAGTTCGGTCAACAACAGTTTGAGAACAAGCTCGCGAAAGACAAGTTCGAGGAACAAAAGCGCCAGTTCAATATCAACGACACGTACAATGCGGCGCTTAACGAGCGCCAGCAACGAACGTCAGATATTGCCCAGCAGAAGGAAGATGAGAGGCTCTTAATACAGACTAACGATAAGATATATAAAACTTATCAAACGGCTGGTTACCTTAACCAAGACAGGCTGGGTCTTAATTACAACAAGATAAACGAAGATATTGCCGCGGGAAGAGGCAGTGACCGATTCGGCGCTGCAGAGCAAATTGTTTTGGGTTTCGCCACTCAGTTCGGGAACCTACCTGAAGGCTCAAAAGCGACAAGCGTAGAAGCACTGGATGGTGGTGGATATGCCATCACCGTTACCAATGCCGATGGTTCAAAAGGTGTGGTAACTGAAGACGGATCGAGCGGCCCAGAATCGAGCGTAGTACGCTTTCAACCTGGGCAGCTGGGTAGACTTGCGAACTCAAAGTTTCAGACAGAAGTCGTTGTTAATACTAGTAGGTTTAACCCAGATTACATGCGCGACAATCTTGATCTTATTGATGGGGACTCAGGCGTTCAGGGTTTACGTGACGAAGAACAGGACTTTTTAGCAGAGCAGAACTACATAAAAACTGTCTCCCAAGCCGCAAAACAGACAGGGAACGTTGGTTTAGCTAGAGGCGTTGAGACCGCTATTGCTGATGGTGGTATGGAAACCGCGCAAGCAATCGGTGATGACCTTGGCGTAAGTAGACCGCAAAAAACGGTTGATGATAGTAAGCCTGTTGCTACTGCTGGAGATCCACCTGTAACCACAGATGCTACTGCTGGAGACCCACCTGTTGGAGACCCACCTGTAAACGCGTTTGACATGAAGACCGTTGATCGCTCTACCAAGGCAGGCCGTTTAATTCTATCGATCGAAGGTAACGGTGCAGTGAATCCGAGAGCAGCGAAACCCAAAAAATGGATGCAGGAGAGAAACCGCCCGAAGTTGGACGAGCGACGCGAGGAATTAGTACAGCAGATAGCAACCACTGAGAAAAACCGAGCGAGCCTACCTAACTTTAAAACGCCACCCCCTGAAAATGATGGTCTTCTCAAAGATAAAGCTGAGCTAGCGATGATTGACGGCTACCTCGAAAGAGATCAAGTCGCCGTGTTTTCGACAGACTTAGACCCAGTGGCGAAGCAGATAGAAGGCAAGAGCGGATCTGAGATTGAACAAGGCGTTAATGACGGAACTATTGTGGTCGATAAAAAGACTCAGGCGCAAGTTGCAGCCCAGCTCCAGAGAGAAGGCATTAGGGAGTTGCGTGACCTCAGACGCCTGAAGAGCAGAGACGCTGCAATTGCTCGCGCGGCTATTATCTCCTCATCGCAAGACGTCAATATCCGTAAGCAGATGGCTACTGAGATGGTCAACATCTTAGACGGACTTGAAGGCAGTCCTAGTGTGAGCCGCAAAGACGAGTTGAGCCTAGCAAATAGCTCCTCTGACCGTACTTACAAATACAGAAAGTTCTATGCCGATCAAAAACAGCTGATGCGAGGCTATCTCAATGAAGCGAATAAACAAGCGGCAGACGTTATATCTGCCGCGCTGAATATTTACGCGCCAGGCGAGGACGATGGAGAGTTAAACCTCGGGAAGGTTCCAGCCCAAAAGTTCATACGGTCCACTGAGTTCGCAAAATTCAACGTGTGGCTGAAGCAAAGTGATCGAACCGCGGCAGAAATAGACAATGCGCTGATTGGGATGACCGGAGTAATTAGTATGACCGTTGCATCTCTAGCTGCCGAAGAATCAGGCGGCAGAGGTTTCACTGGCGCATTGAGGGAGACACTACAAGACTTCATATCCCGCGATGAAGTTGACGAAGGATTTGATCCAGCAGACTTCGATTTAAGTCGCGTCACAGTAGATGACCCTGACAAACCTACAATGCTCTACTACAACGACGAAGATGGACTCATTCTTGACGAGGATGCAGGACTCCAGGAGCTGAAAGGTCTGAGCCCCGATATTTATAACACCGCTGTGGGAATTGCTATCGCAAATACTCGGAAAGCATCCGCCGCAAGAGCAAAAGCCGCGCAAACAGCGAATGAGGGTTAAAGTGTGGAAAGGGATTTACTCCAAGTTTTCTACAATAGCGGCACTTTTGACCTCCCCGAAGATCGGGGACCTGATGGTGGTCCAAGTAACAGGGACATAGCGCAAGGGACCGTAGAAGACCCAATCGGTGTAATTGGGCCAGAGTCCGTGACAGAAGCGTTTGAGGCGGGCCGTAAGTCAGGTGGCGCGGCTCTCGATGCAGACATCGAGTACTTCGGCGCGTTGTTCAATACGCTTACTGGCGATCAAGAAGCGGCAGAGGACAATGTCCGTCGTGCCCGTATCAAAGAAGCGCAAGCTGCGATCCCTGTTTCCACAATGGAGTCTTTCGAAGAGTTCTACAATGAACCGACGATCGAAGGCTTTTTCATGCAGATCGGTAAAGGCACCGGTGAGGTTTTCCCTTCAGCTATTTCTAGTATCGCAAGCGGCGGCGTCGGTGGCGTAGCCGCAGTAGTCGGTAAAGCGGGATTAAGTAAGGTCGGTAAATCCGTAGCAAACCGTATTGTAAAAGACTCTCTACAAAAAACTGCTGACGGTACGGCAGATGCGATGGAAAGAGAACTCGCACAGTCAGCATGGGGCGTATTTAAAGCAGGCGCGTTTGTCGGCGCAGGTGCATCAGAGTTCGCACCGCTCGCTGGCGGCAACTTGTCAGAAGCCCTCGAAGTTGGGCAAGAACTCAATGCAGATACCGCGGGTCGAGCGGCGCTAGTTGCTGCTCCTCAAGCTATATTGGGTGTTGGCGCTGAAGCGGGAATGCTAAAGCTAATTGGCAACGTTGCTAAAAAGCGCGCTGTCAAAGAAGGCTCACTGTTTGGCAAACTCGCCAAAGATATTAGTGGCACCGCGCTTAAAGGCGGCGTTATGGAAGGCGCTACTGAGGTCGCTCAAGAAGGTATTGGTGTCCTCAACCGTATGGATATGGACGATACCTACACCGCCCAAGACGCGAAGATGCGTTTGGCACAGTCCGCGTTTGCAGGCTTCTTTGGAGGCGGTGCAGCGGCTGGTGCCGGTGGAACCGTTGGTAGTATTTTCAGCCAAGCGAATCAGCTCATCGAGAAAGGTCGCCAAGCAGAGGTTGATCAGCAGGTCAACGAAGAGCAGTACGGTGACGAGGTATTCGGCGGGTACACGTCCCAAGAATCACAGAGCGATATTGCAGGCCAAGTCGAAGCAATGCTCGACTCCACTAGCTCTAAGCAAGCAGTCTGGTCTTCTGGCAAGCAACCCGTATTCGGAGCTAAAGAGAACACAATCACTCCCGTGCAAATCGATGGATCAGACAAGCCAGCGTATGCAGCGTTTGTACCTGGGCGAGGCACTATCGTTTCTACCAGCGAGCAGATTGTTGCTGACGTAATTGCAGGCGAAGCCTCTGACTCTATTCTCCAAGCAGCACTTGGATACAGTAACGTTAAGACTGATGATGGCAACTTAGCTGTTGTGGTTACTGACAGTCAGGGGCGCGTAGTCTCTGAAGAGTTAACGACCGAAGAGAATCGACCCGCGGCAGAAAACGCGGCTCGCAAGCTGATGCCAGAAGGCGGAAGTTTCAAAACAATATCTGCTCAACAAGCACTGGAAGAACGTAAGAAGCGCGTCGAGAAAGAGCGCGGCCCTGTAGTTCGTCCGATGAATGACGAAGACTCTGAACAAGTCGATAAAGATATGGGCTTTGGTAGCAAGGCTACTGGGTTCGACGAAGGCGGCGATATATTTGAGTCTGAAACCACGAAGCTTAAAGAGTACGCCCCACGAAATACAGATAGAGAGTACGAGAACACCGACCCCACTCGTAAGGCCTTTAAGAAAGAGTTCGGCGATGAGATGGTCATCGATTGGGACAGTGACTACTACGGCGGCATGAGTGAAAGCCTCATGAAGGCGGCTGTTGCAGCTAAGAAGGCAAACCCTACTGCTTTGGTAACTATTACTGAGGGCAAAGACGGCGCGTATGACTTAAACCTCGAGACCACTCCAGACACGGAGACGTTCTCTATTGGGGGACAAGATCAGAAGTTACCTATTGGCACGTTCTTATCACAGTCAATAAAAGACGCAGACCGTGTTGCAAAGAACGATGACTTTAATAACAAAGACTCTGCTGAAGCTAAAGTGACCGTTGTCGATGAGGACGGTAAAGAGACGACGGCTATTCTGGCTGACCTAGTTAACGCTGGCCGGAGAATCCTACAGACACGCGAGGGTTCGAACTTTAACCAGGGAGGCCCCATTGAATCTGCTGGCGCGGCATTCTCAGCAATAATGTCGGAGCTACAGCTCTCTAATTATGACGTTCGTGACCAAGCAACGGGTGAGTCCTTGTTGTCTATGGATCAGCAGCAGCTTAAAACTAGCACTGGCGGGTTACGCGCTGGCGGCACTAAACAGTCACCTCTCACCCTTGATCAAGTTCTGACTCAGACGCAGCCTACAGAAAAAACACCAAAGTCATATACAGTCTCAGGGTATGATCAAGGCGGGCCGTTTGAATACAGCTTTAATACAAAAAAAGAAGCGAACGCAGCAAAAACCGATTTTGAAAATCGCGGTGCAAACGGCGTACGTATCACGGAAAACAACACTTACTATGGCGGGACGAATGAGCGACCAGAACAGCGTGCTGGACTCACAGTTGAAGAGCAGGCTGACGAAGACGCAAGGAGTTTTCTCGGGGACCTCCCGCTCTCTGCCTTAAACATAGAAGCTGGCCCTGTCGAGAACAGGGGCTACTCATCCGCGAAGCCTAAGAGCAAAGGCGGTCGCAACCCAATGAACGCGACTTACCCAGCGGGTAGCATTGGCCGCTTAGCTTCACAAGTTGCATCTGGGTTGGTGAAAAAACTTCGTCTCCAGAAACCCGTTTCTATTCTCGGTATCAAAGAACTAGCTGCGATGTCTGAGGGTAAGTTCAACGAGATGTTTACGTCTGTTACTACTGACAAAGACGGAAACCGTATAGAAACATTTGACCCCCGCGTAGCAGCTGCTGTGCGCGAGCAGATGAACGCGCTTCTAGACAATAATACCGCGTTAGGCCGATACATGGGCTTCAATGACGCGCATGTGATTCTTGTAGACAATCGTTCAGACAACCAGCTTCAGACAGCATTGACCACGGCCCACGAGCTGGGACATGCGTTGATCCAAGAAGAGATGGCTGGCTCACTGGAGAACTCAGCGTTATACCGCCGCTTAGTTAATGACTTCGAGAAGGCTCGCGCTGCTAAGGATGCCCCTGCTGCCTACCAAGACCCTAATAACGAGCTGGCTTTTGAGGAATGGTATTCCGACCAAGTAGCAATCTACGCGAAGAATATATACCTGAAACAAACCCTACCAGCCAAGAACTTGTCGGCTAGTCACTTCAAGAAAGTTGCAGACAAGCTCGTGTCTATGTTCAAGAGCATGTCGCAAGAGATGCGACGTAGGTTCGGTAAAGACGCACAGAGCCAGCAGTTCACTGAGTACATGGACTCGCTCACCGAGAACAAGCGCCGCTACTGGACTGCTGCGAAGAACAAGGTCGGTACGAAAGAAGCTACGTTCCAGCAGAAGGCTCTTGTCAGAGCTATTGAAGATGCAATGCCTAAGTCTAAGTTTGAGAAAGGTGTTGAGTCTCTATCTCGATTAGTTAACGAAGTACTGAGCAATCCTACTGTGCGCAAAGCAACACAGCTTGTTCGTACAGAGGACGGCGTACTGCGAACCATTAGCACCAAGATTGCAGACATGATGTATATACCTGCTCAATCTGAAGGCAAAGGCTCAGACATGGGCTTCGTAAAGCGTAAAGCAGCAATTCGTAAGCGCATGATGAACGAAGTGCGGAAGATTCTTGGGTCTGATTGGACTACACCTGAAGCTACAGCAACATTGGAAGCAGCAAGAGACGCTAATATCCCAACAGATCAGCTCCCAGAAGATGCGCGCAAGATACGAGAGTTCCTGAGCAAGCTGTATGACAACTACATCTCGAAGACTCCAGGTAACACAGTTCTTAAAAGAGATAACTATTTCCCAGTTGCCTTGGATCTCGCGAAGATTGCAGAGGACCCAGAAGCCTTTGTGGGGTTGATGCTCAGCAAAGACTCTCAGATGACTGGGAGCCAGATACGCGACACCGTACACAAACTAGTCCAGCTACAGAAACGCATAGTCGATGAAAACGAGATCAACGTTGATGCAACAGATCCATCAGCTGTAGCAGAGGCTGCTCGAGTATTTACAAACAGCCTGAGCCCTACCGAACTAAAAGACTTTAGCTTACCCCCAGCGGAAGCGTTGCAGGAATATATACGAGACCAATCAACTCGTAACGAGTTCCTTCGTGCAACTCGCGCGCCTGACGGTACTGACCTTTTGCAGCAAGAGCTCGACAAGTTGTCGCCTGTTGATAGAGAAGAAGTTGTTGCAATGCTCGAGAGACACATGGGCTACAGCCGCAAACCGCTCGGTCCCAAGCTACGAGCCGCGAACAGCTGGTTGCAGTTGTTCCAGTGGGTCACGCTGCTTCCTCTCGCTACTGTGTCCTCGATCACGGAACTTGGCGGAGCGGTACTAAACGGTAAAGACTTTGATGCGTTCGGTATGGCGTGGAAGGCAATGAAGGACACCATCGAGAACCCCATAGAAGCTAAAGAACTGGGCGAAGATCTGGGTGTTACCTCAGAGCGCACAATGGAAAACATGATGATGACCGACGCTGACCATGAGTACATGGACCCTAAAGCGCGAGCCATTGGCGATAAGTTCTTCCGAGTAATTGGCCTTGATTGGTTTACCCGTTTCACCCGAGAGTTCGCTTCTAACATGGGTGTACAGTTCATGTTGCGCCATGCAGTGAACGATAGTGGTAACCCACGCTCGGAGCGTTACCTAAGAGACCTTGGCGTGTCGGCGGCAGATGTAAAAGCATGGGAAGCAGACGGCAGATCGTTTGACTCTGATGCAGGGCGTCGAGTTCAAGATGGCCTTACAAGATTCGTTGAAAGTTCAATGTTACGTCCGAACTCAGCAGAGCGGCCTTCATGGGCAAACGATCCCCGCTTCGCTTTGATCTGGCAGTTAAAGAGTTTCTTGTACTCCTTCTCCAAAACTATTGGTGGCGGCATTATTCGCGAGGCTAAAGCACGAGCAGCTGAGCCAGGGATGACAGGTCTTGAGAAGCTAGGTGGTGTTGGACTTACTCTGGCGCTAGCTGGTGTCGCCTTCATGCCACTCGCCATGATCAGCCTCGAATTGCGCGAGCTAGCGAAGTACCTGATTGCAGGCGTACTCCCAGGCGTCAACCAGAGCGGTGGTAGATACTTCCGATCTGATCGCATGGACTGGGGCCAGTACATGACTGAAATTTTCGATCGGTCTGGTTTTAATGGCCCCATGTCAATTGCTACCAACATGATGAACGCCGACAAATGGGGGAGCACCCCACTAGCGCCGCTACTAGGCCCAACTTACGACCTTGCAGAGTCAGCTGTATTGGATGGATTTGAAGTAATCCCCGATCGCATACTCCCTGGCTACAGCATCGTTTACTAACAGGACTTCTCTAATGTTGAAACTATTACTAGGCCCCATCGCAGATTTAGGCAAGACCTACCTCAGCAACAAAGCCGCAGAGAAGCAGGCTAAGCACGAAGCCAAAATGAACGTGATCCAGAACGATGCAGACTGGGAAGCGAAGATGGCAGATGCTTCTGGCAGCTCGTGGAAAGATGAGTTTTGGACTATAATATTAGCTGTACCAATATTCATGGTCGGCTACGCAATTATAGCTAACGACATGACAGTTGTAGATCGTGTGCGGCAGGCATTCTCAACGCTGAACGATCTACCAGAGTGGTATCAGTACTTACTATTTATCGCGATCTCGAGTTCTTTTGGAATCAAGGGCGCATCGAAACTTATGGGAATGCGCAAATGACCGACCCAGAAACAAACCGACGGTTTGATCGCCTTGAACTGAAGATAGACAAGCTGACCGAGGTGTTGACTCACATCGCGAGAATCGAAGAGAAGTTGATTGGCACAGATGCTCGCCTTAAACGCCACGAGTTACGCCTCGATGAAGGTGAAAAGAAGCTCGAAGAAGTTGCTGAGCAAGTAGCTACTAATAGTCAGGTCGTGAAGGTTGGCCAAGGACTTGTAGCTTCTATATGGGCGGCATTGCTCGGCTTCGTTTTTTACTTGTTTAGAGAATAACAATGACAGATTTTAAGTACTTCAAGATAGAAGATTTCGACTGCCAAGAGACCGGCGAGAACGAAATGCAAGAAGATTTTATCCACGTATTAGATCAGCTGAGGGCGGCATGCGGTTTCCCGTTCTACATAACGAGCGGTTTTAGAAGTAAAAAGCACAGCGTTGAGAAGCGAAAAGCAGAACCAGGCACCCATGCACAGGGTATTGCCGCAGATGTCGCAGTACAAGGTGGCGCTCAACGGCGCGCAATTGTGGCTCATGCATTAGCGATGGGAATGTCTGTTGGTGTCGCAAAGGGCTTCGTACATGTAGATATCAGAAAGACCACGCCGGTCCTCTGGTGCTATTAAAGGTATACATTTATTAGCTGTGCTAATATAATCGGATTACATACAGGTGTAAAAGATGGCGTATTCGCAAACCATAAATCTTGTTACAGGCGACACTCTCCCAGAGCTGACCTTTACACTAAAGGACAGTCAGTCTGCTGCTACGGGTTTGAATTTAGACACAAACGACAGTGCTACATGGGCACCGATCAACGTAACTGGCGGTCAAGTGAAACTACGTCTACGGGAACTCGGAACCACCACAGTTAGGAACACGTTGAGCTGCACGATTACTAACGGCGCAGAAGGCCAAGTGGCTACTAATTTTCCTACAGGCACGCTGAATGCAGCAGGTACGTTCGAAGGGGAGATTGAAATCACCTTTGCGAACGGCGGCATCCAGACTGTGTATGACCTGATTAAGTTGAAAGTCAGAAGTGATTTTGACTAATGGGTCCAAAAGCTAGCGTCAATTGGGCGCTGATAAAAGTTAAAGCAGCGCACCAACTAGCGAAAAGCGAGATTTCGTGGACTGCTGTGACAGCTACTGAAATAAAACTCGATGCTTACCCAGTAAACAGGTATCTAGACGACCTGTTTGAGATGGCGGAATCGCTTGGCATTAGCACCGAAAAGGCAACGCTAGACAGCTTTGGTCTCACTGAGTCGCAGGCAATAAGCGTAGCGAAAGGTATTGCTGACACTGTTGCGTTTAGCGACACAGCGTTGGTGGTGCTTGAAATAGGCCGAAGCCACGCAGATTCGCTATCGGTTTCTGACGTTGTCGTTATGACCTTGAACAAAGGTGTTAACGAGAGCGTCACGTTCTCAGAAGTCCTAAGCAAAGACTTTGAGACAAGCAAAACAGACGGTGTATCGATAAGCGATACGTATAGCAGTTTATTTACAAGGCCAGTAACTGATGCGTTTTCAGTTGCTGATTCGTTTGGAAGAACTGTGACCTACCAGAGAAGTTTTGCCGATGCGTTTGGGTTAGACGAATCGGTGAACGTTAGCCCCAACTGGGGTGTAGAGAAGACAAACGTCTTTTCGTTTACGGAGAGCTTTAGTTACGAAATCAGGATAGGTCACAACAGTGTGCTGAACGCGTCGGCACTAAATACATACACACTTAATTCATAGGATAAAACCATGATTAACGAACACTTGAAACTCACAGGCCATGTAACAGTGGCTGTTAACGACGAAGTCGTTCAAGAGATCCCTAACCTTGTTGTTACAGCAGGCAAGGAATACGTGGCGAGTCGAATGAAAGACACCACCGCGAATGCCATGAGTCATATGGCAGTAGGCACAGGCAGTACTGCCGCCGCCGCTGGCGATACCGCACTAGGCACAGAGTCAGGTCGAGCCACTTTGTCTTCTACCACAGTTACTAACAACGTTATTACCTACGTAGCCACGTTCGCTGCTGGGACAGCTACAGCGGCCCTAACAGAAGCGGCGATAATGAATGCTTCTAGTGGCGGCACTCTTCTTTGCCGCACTGTGTTTTCAACAGTGAACAAAGGGGCTTCAGATGCAATGACGATTACGTGGGCTATAACCGCTTCGTAAGAGAGGTTTAGATGTCAGTTTTATTTGTAAACAACGCGACTACCACGTTGTCAGCGGGCGTTGGAGACTCTGCCACATCTATTACAGTGACAGATGGCTCTGTTTTCCCTTCGCTTTCTGGGAGTGACTACTTCTATCTCACACTTGAAGTGGACAGCGACCCTACACTGAAAGAGATCGTTAAGTGTACGGCTCGCAGTGGTAACACGCTGACGATTACCAGGGCGCAAGACGGTTCTTCTGCACGTACGTTTAGCACTGCTGATAAAGCAGAGCTTCGGCTTACTGCCGCAGGTTTAAACGATGTTGCTACGCAGGCTGATACGGACACGACTTACTCTGTGGGCGACGGTGGTCTAACGCAAAACAATTTCACTGATGCGCTCAAGACGAAGCTCGATGGTATAGAGGCTAGTGCTACTGCTGATCAAACGTCTGCTGAAATTAAAACTGCTTACGAGACCAACTCAGATACCAATGCTTTTACTGATGCAGACCACACGAAGCTAGATGGTATAGAGGCTAGTGCGACTGCTGACCAAACAGCAGCAGAGATCAGAACATTAGTAGAAAGCGCAGGCGACTCGAATGTGTTTACTGATGCAGATCACACGAAGCTAAACGGTGTAGCCGCGAACGCGAACAACTACTCGCTACCCTCGAACGTTGGAACACAATCTGTTGTCACTACGGCTCCTACCAGCGCCAGTGGCTTTGCTAACGGACATGTCTGGTATGTAGTGAGCTAAGGGCCATCCATGTCTATTAAAGTTAACGACAGTGGCACTTTGAAAGAGCCTACCCAAATCTTTGCGAAAGGAGATTCGGGTACGCTTTATGGCGTTAACTATGTTGTGGTCAATAACAACGGTACGTTAGGGACTGTTTGGAACGCGGTGTATGTAACTAGTCGTGACACATCAACAGCGTTTTCTACGACTACCTCGTTTAATACAACAACAACGTATACCACTACGTTCGCTACAGGCACTTCTCGCGCAACAACGACTAGCTACACGACTTCGTACAACACGAGCCGTGCTACAGGGACATCGAGATCCACCACGACCTCGTACAACACTAGCCGTGGGACTTCTAAGAGCACTACAACCTCGTACAACACTAGCCGTGCAACAGGGACAAGTAAGAGTACGACAACGTCATACACCACAACCTATGGAACTAGTCGGGGCACTAGTAGAGCAACAACAACTAGTTACACGACTACTTACGGTACGTCGCGTGGGACATCTCGCGCAACAGCCAAAACAACTAGTTACTCAACTAGCTACACTACATCCTGGACATCTACGACTCGTCAGCCATCTTCTGGTACGTATGCAAATACAGGCACGTACTACTGGACTGACAGTAACGCTCTTAGATGGAATAACGTGCAGATTTCAAATAGTGCCTCTGGAACTTCTTTTTCATCTGGTGGCTGGACTTATTACAAGGGTAGTGTGTTCAGTCAAACAGAATATATTGCTTACCACAGAGTCCACAGACAACAAAGCAGCAGCCATTCACGCGCAACGTCCCGCACAACAAGCAAAAGCACTAATAAGACTACGAGCTGGACTACTTACTTCAACACCTCGCGTGGGACGTCCAAAGCTACGACTACGAGCTGGACTACTTACTTCAACACCTCGCGTGGGACGTCCAAAGCTACGACTACGTCATACAACACTACGACTACGTTCGGTACGTCCAAAGCTACAACAACCTCTTACACGACTACGTTTGGCACAAGCAAAAGCACAACGACCTCGTTTAATACGACCACTACGTTTGGAACATCGCATGGCACAAGCCACAGCACGACTACAGCGTTTAATACCAACACTACGCGGTCTACTAACCATTTGACTGGTACTAGCCGCGCAACGACCACGAACCGCGATACATCAACCGTAGTTTACGAA